CAAGCGTTTTTCGGGTATCAGATATGTGAAGAACAGAAGAAAATCGCGGAAAGAGTACGCTCACTGGTAAACAAGCGGGTCGGAAGCTGGAAGCACTATCAAGCAAAGTCTACCGATGAGAACCTCGACCCTGCTGAGCGAAAGAGACTAAACGCGCTCATCACGCGGGGACTTCCCATTCAATGGGTCAAGGGCGACGCAGACAAAGCAGAAAGCTCATTTTTCAAGATCAACACCAAGGGAACTCCTCTGGACGATATTGAAGAGCTTTTACTTAAGAGCCGAAAGAAGCCGATTTCGATCGCTGCTCGAGCAATTATTCGAGCGGGCAAGGGGCATCGATATTGGTCGTCGTTTGAACCAGATAAGGCAAGCCAGATCGAGCAAATAGCCAAAAACCTGCACTCGACTTTATTCGATCCGGAGATAAAACGTCCGATTAAGACGCTTGATCTCCCCCTTGGCGGACCGAAAGGCGTCAGAACCGCACTGCAAGTTCTTATCGATATGGCTCTAATCGCGTCGCGCGATCAGGCCGGAGCCCCCAAAGACCTTACGGCGACAAGCGATGATCTCGACGGGAGCGAAACGGTCAAGGTACTAACCAAAACGCTTGCGCTAGCTCGAAGGATCACAGGCAATGATGATGGCAGCCTAGGTTTGCATCCTGCCGTGTATTTTTACGGACCAACAGGGCGTCACTCGGGCCCCATGTTCATGGGGACGGTCTCGCTGATCGGGCGAAAAATTTCCAACAACGACAAGCAATTTTTCCACAAATTCACGAAAGCCAGATCCAAGCTTGAAGAGATTCTTGTAACCCATAAAGATTTGATTGCGACGGCAACACAAAAGCACGTAAGCTCTAGACGCGTCAGCAAATACGCCGATCTTTTGGATGGGTTAATCAATCGCATCAATGATGACTTGTCAGTATCTGAAGCAGACATTGTCGAGCTGGCAGATCTCAATGGGAAAATAGTTACCGGCTCAAGCAACCACGCACCAAAAGAGTTCTCCGACGATGTAAAAAGTCAAAGCTTCATATATACCGCGCTGGCTTCATCAATACGTTGCCCGCTTTGCAATGGATATTTGGACACGGAGAAATCGGTATCCTACGATCACATCGTTCGTGCACGGGAAGGAGGAATGGGTCACTCCACTAATTGCCAGCTGACCCATCCGTATTGCAATCAATCCTTTAAACAATAGCCATCGCTCAGCGCGGCGCACCGGAAGCCGCTTTTCCGGCTACGGTGTACAGATACACAAAGATGCTTGAAACTGCCGTCGCGCCGGGAGGCATCGTCGCGCGCGATGGTGCATCGATTCGCATCATCGAGCATCAATACGCACGATTTTCGCGCGTCACGAAACGCCCGGAACCCCACACCACAAGGGGCGCCAGGCCGCTCAGCCAAGTGCACTAAAATCCGCCCGCCAAGCGAAGCCCGCAGGCGGGGAGGGGACCGCGCAGCGGCCGACGCGGCGGGGGCCTCCCCTACCCCCTCCCACCCCGCCGGATGCCCTGCACGGCCGCACGAAAGCCTCGCTGCGGCTCCCGCCTCACGGCGTCCGCCCCTTTGCGCACCCTGCGCCGGCCAAGCCGCTGTAGCGCCTCTAATCGCGCCGGCCCCAAACGCAAAAAGGGCCGCGCCCGGTTTCCCGGTGCGCGGCCCTGCCGCATGACTTCGAATCGCCGCGGGCGCTACGCGGTCGCCGGCGGAATCTCGTAATCGTCGAACAACACGACCTCTTCGCCGAGCCAGTCGTTCAGCTCGGCGAAGCGGGCCTGCAGCGGCTTGATTTCGTTGCGACCGAACACGCGCGCCGCGGTGTCCGGCGTGCCGAACCCGCCCGAATTGCTCGGCACGATACCGAGCAGTTGCGGCGGCACGCGATGCGCGGCGAGCAGGTCGTCGCGCGTCACGTTCTTGATGTTGAAGAACTCGTCCTTCGCCGCGACCTCGGACACTGGGATGAGCTGGATACCGTCCTTTTTCCCGCCCGGCGCGTACATGAACACGTTGCGGAAATTGCCCGGCCCCTTCGCGTTCTTCAACGCCGTGCGCATGTTGTCGACATCCTCCTGCTTCTGCGCCGCGTCGGTCATGTAGAGGATGAAGCCGGCGTGGCTACCGTTTTCGTAATACTTCCGCCGGAACAGCGTCGACGACTCGTTCAGCCAGGCCGAGTGAAGCGAGCTGAGATATTCGGGCAGGCCGTACACCTCCTGGTTGATGTCCGGTCGCATGAGCTGGAACACGCTGCCCGGCTCGAACTCGTGCTTGTCCTGCCAGCCGTTCACGTACACAAAGCCGCTGAAATCGGCCTTGCGCCGCGTGTATTTGGCCAGGGCCGGTTCGAGCCGCAGCGTGTCGCCGAGCTGATTGCGGCGGCGTTCCAGGTAGCCGTTGCCGAACGTCAGGAAGTCGAGCGCCCATCGCTCGAACGCATGCCGGGATAGCCACCTGTGAGGCCGGAACGTCGACGCCAGCACGTTCGCCTTGAAGTACAGCGCGGAGCTGTGGTGCGTGCTAGCGCGGAACGATTTCGCCAGGCCGGCGAAGCTGACGGGCGGCTCGAACCAATCGCCGTTCGACCAGCATTCGACGTAGTCGAGAATCTCGGCGCGGTTCATGACCGGCGTGGGATCGTCGAAGGTGAAGACCTCGGCGCGCGCCGGCGCGGTGCCGGCGGCGCCCGAATCCGGCGCGGCCGCGAACGTGCGCGGCGCGCGCGATCGGCGCTTGCTCATGAATAGAACTCCGTGAAAGATGAAGAATTGATGTCGCCGCCGGCGAGCGGTTCGCGGTCGATCGCGTGCAGGCAGGCCCATGCCAGGTCGGCGTGGCCCGTCTCTACGTTGCGGTCGGCGGTGTACGTTGCGTGGCGGCCGCTCGCTGTCATGGTCTGTTTGATTCCCATGAACGCCGCGGCCAGGTCGGTCCATCCCGCGTCGAATTGCAGGCGGCCGTTGCGGATGACGGATTGCCCCTTCAGCACAAGGCGAGTTTTGACCTCGGGCGAGTAGTTCAATGCAACGGCCGCCGGGTAGAACTTCCGCACGAGCTGATAGACGCCCTGCCCCATGCCCGTCGTGTCGATCGCGATATAGCCGACGTTGTAGCGCTGCGTGATCTGTTCGATCGCCGCGGCCTGTTCCTCGAAGTCGTTGCCGCGGAACTGGTGACGTTCGAGCACGCGGAACGTCCCACCCTCGACACGCGGCGGCGCCACGACAACGAGACCGGCTGAGTCGCCAGTCAGCGCCGGATCGTAGCCAACCCACACCTCGCGATAGCCGAACGGACGCAGCAGCAGCGGCGAGAAGTCGTCGGCCCATTCCTCCCACGAGTCGATCATGCAGCGCTGCAGCTCGGCCAGCTTGAACACCGACACCGAATCGTCGATGAACTGGCACATCAGCAGGTTCGCGAAAGCCTCTGCACTGTACCGGCGCCGAAGTCTCTCCAGGTCGAACAAGTCGCAGCCGCCCTCGATCGCATCGAGTACGGTGACGATCTGACGCCACTGCTCGTCCTCGCCCAGCATGCCTCGCACGAGCGCTTCGTGGCTCGTGTCGATCTGGATACGATCGCTAGGCGCGCGCCCACGATTCGCATCGGCGCCGCTCCAGAACGCGTAGGCTTCATGGGTCGTACTCGACGGCGTGCTGAAGTAGGTCAGCCGCCAGCGTTTGTGCATCGCCATGCCCGACGCAACGGTATTCAGCTCGCGGAACTTCGGCACCCAGAAATATTCGTCGAAGTACAGATTGCCGTGATACGACTGCGCGGTGCGCGAGTTCGTCCCCAGGAAGTACAGCGTCGCACCGTTCGGCAGAATGATCGGATCGCCCGTCAGCTCAACGTCGGCCACGTCACGCGCGAACTGCACGATGTACTGTTTGAAGACGTGCGCCTGTGCTTTGCTGGCCGATAGAAAAATCTGGTTGCGGCCGGTATCGAGCGCGTCGACGAATGCCTCGCGTGCGAAATACCAGGTGGCGCCGATCTGCCGTGACTTCAGGATATTGCGCGTCTGCTGATCGCCGTTTCGATACCAGACCTTCTGGTAGTCGAACAGTGCTTCGCGGAACGCCTTCACGATCCGCTCTTCCTGTTCCTCGCTGATTTCGTTTTTCGGCGGCTTGCGCTTCGGCCCGGCATTGCGCGCGGCAATGTTCGGGTTCAGGTCGCCTTCCTTCCCCGTCTCCCCGTATTTCTGCACGCGCGCGAGCCGCTCGATCTGTCGGCCGAGCAGGTCGATTTCCTTGTAGTCCGCGCCGTCCTTCTTGTCCTTCGCAATCAGGACCATCAGACGCGTTTCGGCCGCCGCCTCGATGCGCTCGATCGGCGTCGCGTCTTTCCACTTATCGCGACGGCACCACGACGCCACCGTCGCGGGCTTCAGTTCGAGATGCCGCGCGATCGACGAGATGCGCCAGCCTTGCCAGTAGAGCGAGCGCGCGATCTGTCGCACGTTCGCTTCGCGTTGAATTGGATCTGTCGTTTCGAGCATGCGGCAAGCGTAGGGCGACGCGCGCGCGCGATCACGCGGAGCACTACGTACCCATGCGAGCAACACACGCCGCTCGTTGAGCCGTGGCGCATGAAGGTCGAACATGGGAACCACATTCACTGACCCACGGTTCGACCTCTCTCTATGGCAACCAACAAAACGAAGTTTTTCCGCGTCGCGGTCGAAGGTGCGACTGTCGACGGTCGCGAGATCAAGCGCGAATGGCTCACGCAGATGGCGAAGAACTACAACCGCGAACTGTACGGCGCGCGTCTCAATATCGAGCACCTGAAGGGATGGGCGCCGCTCTCGGCAACCAACCCGTTCGGCGCGTATGGCGATGTGATCGCGCTGAAGGCATCCGAGATCGAAGACGGCCCGCTGAAAGGCAAGATGGGGCTGTACGCGCAGCTCGATCCGACCGACGAGCTGGTCGCGCTGTCGAAGAAGCGCCAGAAGGTTTTCACATCGATCGAAGTCAATCCCGACTTCGCAGACATCGGCGAAGCGTATCTGGTCGGCCTGGCCGCGACTGACGACCCGGCGAGCCTCGGCACCGAAGCACTGCAATTCGCGGCACGCCGTTCGAACAATCTGTTCTCGGCCGCGTGCGAAACGTCGATCGAGTTCGAAGGCGAACCCGAATCGACGAGCCTGCTGTCCATCGTCAAAGGCATGTTCGCGCGCAATCGCTCGACGGACGGCCAGCGTGACGCCGACGTGCGCCACGCAGTTGAAGAAATCGCCGACTTCGCCAGTCAGCAGGGCCGCGACGTCGCTGCGCTGCGCGTTGACCTTACCGCCGCGCGGGACGACGCGGCCGCCGCGAAGAAGCGCGCCGATGAAGCGATGGCCGCTGTCGAAGCACTGACCGCGAAGCTGTCGTCCACCGATAACGGCGCACCACGGCGCCAGCCGTCGACCGGTTCGACCGGCGAGCTCGTGACCGACTGCTGATCCCTTCCACGCTCACACCCCGGAGAACCCAACTCATGAAGAAGGAAACGCGCCAGGCGTATCGAAAGTACGCCGCGCAAATCGCCAAGCTGAATGACACCGACGACGTATCGCAGAAATTCGCCGTCGAGCCGTCCGTCCAGCAAACGCTCGAAACCAAAATGCAGGAATCGAGCGCGTTCCTGAAGAGCATCAACGTTCTGCCCGTGACCGAGCTGGAAGGCGAAAAGCTCGGCCTATCGGTATCCGGTCCGATCGCGAGCCGCACCGACACGACGAAGGCCGAACGTCAGCCGGTCGACCCGACCGCACTCGATAGCAACCGCTACCGCTGCGAGAAAACCGACTACGACACGGCCATTACGTATCGCAAGCTCGACGCCTGGGCGAAATTCCCCGACTTCCAGCAGCGCATTCGCAATGTGATCCTCAACCAGTCCGCTCTCGATCGGATCATGATCGGCTGGAACGGCGTCAAGGCAGCACTGTCGACGGACAAGGCAGCGAACCCGCTGTTGCAGGACGTGAACATCGGCTGGCTTCAGCAGTATCGCGACCGCGCAGGGCATCGCGTGCTGCACGAAGGTGCGAAGGAAGCCGGCAAGGTGCTCGTCGGTAAGGGCGGCGACTACGTGAACCTCGACGCGCTCGTGATGGACATCGTGTCGTCGATGATCGACCCGTGGTTCCAGGAAGACACGGGCCTCGTTGTGATCTGCGGCCGCGAGCTGCTGCATGACAAGTATTTCCCGATCGTCAACACGACGCAGGCACCGACCGAGCAGCTCGCGGCCGACCTGATCGTCAGCCAGAAGCGCATCGGCAACCTGCCGGCCGTGCGTGTGCCGTTCTTCCCGAAGCGCGCGATGATGGTGACGAAACTGGAAAACCTGTCGATCTACTTCCAGGAAGGCGCACGCCGTCGCTCGCTGATCGACAACCCGAAGCGCGACCAAATCGAGAACTACGAATCGTCGAACGATGCGTATGTCGTCGAAGATTTCGGTTGCGGCTGCGTCGCGGAAAACATCGAACTGGTGGCGGCATGACGATCAACACGCCCGCTCGCGCGCACTTCGCGCGTGTGTCGGCCGCCCGCGCGGCGGCCGCGACGGCGCCCGGTCAGACGATGGCCGGTGCGACGCCGTACGAGCTGATGCTCGCGAAGCTCGCGGCCGACCGCCGCGCCCTGAAGGGCGTGCAGTCGGTCGCCCGCAAGGTCGAACTGAAGCGAAAGCTGCTGCCGGAGTACGCCGACTACGTGGCGGGCGTGTTGAACGGCGGCCGCGGCGCCCAGGACGACGTACTCGTGACGGTCATGGTCTGGCGCATCGATGCCGGCGACTATGACGGCGCGCTCGCGATTGCCGCCTACGCGCTCACGCACGGTCTCGCACTGCCCGACCAGTTCGAACGGTCGCTCGCCTCCGTCGTCGCCGAGCAGTTCGCCGATGCCGCGCTGGCCGCGTTCCTGGAGCGCAGCACGTTCGACGCCGCCAGCCTGGAGCTGGTCGACGAGCTGACGGCCGACGCGGACATGCACGACCAGGTGCGCGCGAAGCTCTGTAAGGCGCTTGGCTATGCCGTACAGGAAGCCGACCCGCCGCGCGCCCTCGACTATCTGCACCGCGCGCTGTCGTTGAACGATCGCGTCGGCGTGAAAAAAGACATCGATCGGCTCTCGAAGCTGATCGAAGCCACGGGCCGTCCGGGCGACGGCGCCGAAGGCACGTAAAGAGCCCACCCCGGCATGGCGGCACCGAAGGCACGGCCCAACGCCTGACGGACACAGGCCCTGACCTTCGGTCCACCGCCATCACTCCCCGAATCGACCATGAACAGTTTCGTTGCCACTGCTGCGCCTGCCGTCGCGGCGTCGCCGATCGACGGCACCCTGACGAACGACGGCTTCTTCCCGGACATCGACCTGTCGGCGCTGCGTGACGCGATGCGCCTGGACGGCACCGTGACGCGCGAGCGCCTGCTTCACGCCGCACGCGACGCAATGCTGACCGTCAACGACGAGCTGGCCGCGTGGCGCACCCGGCAACGGGCAACGGGCGCCGCGTCGCTCGCCGACGTGCCGGCCCAGCGCGTCGACGGCGAATCCGTGCACGTGTTCCGTTACCGGCGCGCCGTCTACCACCTGGCGCATGCGGACGTGACCGAGAAATACCGCGGCTTCGATTCGACGAAGAGCGGCGGACAGGTAGCGGCCGAGCTGGCCGTGACCGTCGACGAGTCGCGCCGCAACGCACGATGGGCTATCAGCGACATCCTGGGCGTCGCGCGCTCGACGGTTGAGCTGATCTGATGAAGGTCACCACGCTTCAGGGTGAAACGCTCGACGCCCTTTGCTGGCGGCACTACGCCAGCACGGCCGGCACCGTCGAAGCGGTCCTGGAAGCCAATCCCGGCCTCGCCGAGCTGGGCGTCGTGCTGCCGATGGGAACCGTCGTCGACATGCCCGAGCTGAACACGATCGAGCAGACGAAGCCCCTCCTGCAACTGTTTGACTGACCTGGAATTGTCCGAATGGCTGAACCGAACACCACTACTGCCGCAGCGCTGGCCGCCGCGATCGGCCTGGCCGGCATCGCGCCGGGCATCGACGGCGATGCGCTGATCGGCGCGTTCGCCGGCGCGGCGCTCGTCGTCGTCACGTCGAAAGACCTCGGCATCGGCCGGCGTGCCGCATACATGCTCATCTCGCTCGTGATGGGCTATCTCGCTGCACCGGAAATCACCCACCTCGTGCCGGTGCGCTCGTCGGGCGTCGCCGCGTTCTTCGCCGCCGCGCTCGTCATCACGGTCACGCTGACGCTGATGGAGCGCGTGAAGGACATCGACTTCGGCGCGCTGATCCGCAGGGGGAAATGACATGCACCTGTCGTTTGCGCTGGTCGCGCTCGCCGCGCACCTCGCCGTGATCCTGCGCGTGCTGACCTACCGGAAGAACGGCGCGCGGCACCGTTCGCACGTCGCCTGGACCGCCTGGCTGATCGTCGCAATTTCCGGCGGCTCGGCAATCGAGCTGCTCATCCATCCGCAGCCGGTCGGCTTCTTCCAGGCCGTGCAGGCCGTGTTGCTGGCCCTGTTCGTCTACCTCGCGCGTGGCAACGTCGCGCGCCTTCTCCGGAGCACCGAAGCATGAACATCCTCCGTTTCAACGACCGCGGCGCCGAAGTCGGCCTGCTGCAGCAACGGCTCGCCCGCGCCGGCTACGCGCTCGACGTGTCCCACCTGTACGACGAAGCGACCGAGCAGGCCGTGAAGACGCTCCAGGCCGCCGCCGGGATCGTCGTCGACGGAATCGCCGGGCCGAACACGTACGCCGTGCTGTCGGCCGGCCAGCGCGACCGCAAACACCTGACGGAAGCGGACATCGCGCGCGCCGCGGACAAGCTCGGCGTGTCGCCCGCGTGCGTGCGCGCCGTCAACGAAGTCGAATCGCGCGGCTCCGGCTTCCTGGCGGACGGTCGACCCGTGATCCTGTTCGAGCGGCATGTCATGTACCGGCAGCTCGTCGACAGCATCGGCGCGGACGACGCCGCCCGGTACGCGGCGCAGTTTCCGAACGTCGTCAACCAGAGGCCGGGCGGCTACCAGGGCGGCAGCGCCGAATACGTGCGGCTCGATACCGCTGCGCGCGTCCACGCGGCGTCGGCTTATGAATCGGCAAGCTGGGGCGCGTTTCAGGTGATGGGCTACCACTGGAAGCGCCTCGGCTACGCGAGCATCGACGAGTTCGTCGCGCGGATGGAGACGAGCGAAGGCGACCAGCTCGACGGGTTCGTGCGCTTCGTCGCGGCCGACTCGTCGCTGCTGTCCGCCCTGAAGAACCGGAAGTGGGCGACGTTCGCGAAGGGCTACAACGGCCCGGACTATGCCCGCAACCTCTACGACGCGAAGCTCGCCCAGGCGTACGAACGCTACGCCGGCGCGAAGGCGGCCGCGTGAACGTGCTGGGCCTTCGTTTCTGGCTGGCGCTCGCGGCGCTCGTCGCGGCGGTCGCCGGTGCGCAGTATGTGCGCGCGCTGCAGGGACGCCTCGCCACGGCACAGGATGCCGCCCGCCAGGCGAAACGGGACGTAGGCTCACGTGACGCGATCATCGGCCGGCTGCTCGCGGATGCCCGCGAGAAAGACGAGCAGCGCGCGCAGCTCGACCGCACGCGCGGCATCGTCGACTCGACGCTCGCCGCGTATCAATCGCAACTCCGGAAACTCATCGATGAGAACGAAGCCGTTCGCACGTGGGCTGCTGCTCGCCTGCCTGACGATGTTGTACGCCTGCACAGCAGCCCCGCCCTCGCCGGCGCCGACGATTACGCTCAACGCGTGCGCAGCGGTGACGCGCTGCACCCTGCCCGCGGCGCATCCGCAGACGAACGGTGATCTGAGCGACGCGCTGACCGTCGCGCGGGCGGCATGGGCGCGCTGTGCGGCCGAAGTCGACATGATTGCTGCGTGCCAGGCGCGCAGTCAGACGAACCCGCAGGCGGCCGCCCATGATTAAACCGAACAGCCTGCGCGCCGCGCTCGTCGCGGCGATTCCGCAGCTCGCCGCTGCGCCCGACCTGCTCGTCGTCTTCATCAACGACGGCCACATTGTCGCGACCGGCACTCGCACGCCGTCGTTCGAATACCGGTATGAGTGCGAGATTCTCATCCGCGACTTCATCGGCAACGCCGACGACGTGATGATCGCGGTCGTCGAATGGGCGCGTGCGAACCAGCCCGACCTCGTGACCAACGCCGACCAGCGCCGCGACGGCATGACGTTCATCGCCGACATTCTCGCGAACGATGCCGTCGACCTCGCGGTTAAGCTGAAGCTCACGGAAAGCGTTGTGGTCGGTACGGACGAAGGCGGCCGCCGCACGGTCGAGCACGTCGACGACGCGGCCGAGCATTGGGTGGCGTGATGGACGACGATCTGCGTGCGCTTGAGAAATGGGCCGGCGGGCTGCTCGCGAAGCTGGCGCCGGCAGCTCGCAGGCGACTGTTTCGCGAGCTGGGGCGCGATATGCGTCGTGCGCAACAGTCGCGCGTCGCCGCGCAGCAGAACCCGGACGGCAGCGCGTACGTGCCGCGCAAGATCAAAAAGGGCGGCAAGGGCTTGCGCACCAAGGTCGGCCGCATCAAGCGGCAGGCGATGTTTCGCAAGCTGCGCACCGCCCGCTATCTGCGGATCGATGTCGACGACACGGGGCTTGCGATCGGCTTCGACGACCGCCTGTCGCGCATCGTGCGCGTTCACCAGGAGGGCCAGAAGGCCCCCGTGGAACCGGGCGGCCCGCTCGCGCAATATCCAGTTCGCGTCGTGCTCGGCTTCAGCTCGGCCGATCGCGAACTCGTGCGCGACCGGCTGCTACGCTACCTCAACCGCTGAATCGTTCACGGCAGCCAGGCGCGTCGACGCGATCGCGTGATACGCCTGGCTCGTCTCACATCCGACCCACTGCAGGCCGGCTTCGCGCGCGGCGACCAGGAACGTACCGGAACCGGCGAACAGGTCGCACACGACGCCGCCATCGGGCACCAGGCGCACCACGTCGCGCGCCAGCTCGATCGGCTTTTCAGTGACGTGTTGCTTCGGCAGCGCCAGGCGCGTCGGAAACACGCCAGGCAGGTACACGTCGCTATCGTTCATCGGCCCGCGGCTCGCCCATACGATGAACTCGGCCTGTTGCGCGAATCCACCTCGGCGCGGCCGCGTACGGCCCGGCGTCTTGTCCCATACGGCGATGCCGCGCAGTGTCAGGCCGGCCGCCTGCACCACGTCTGTCAACGTCGCGAGCTGGCGCCAGTCGATGAAGCAAACGAGCAGCGCGCCGGGTTTCATCGCACGGCGGCATTCGGTCAGCCAAGCGTGGCACCAGAACGCCCAGGCACGTTGATCCATGTTGTCGCCTTCGAAGTCGGTATAGACCGCCTTCGTGTCGCTGTTGATGTACTTCTGGCTCGGCGCGCGCGATCGTGCGGACAGGTGCAGACCACCCGACGCATATGGGGGATCGGTAAATACCAGGTCGACGGACTGATCCGGCAGTGTGCGTGCCAATGCGAGTGCATCGACACGATGAAGCTGGTTGAGCATTGGGGCGATGTCGGCCGCGGGCGCGGCGTCGGAAATGTGAATCGTCATGGGTTCAGAGGCAGCGTGAAAGAGGTACGCGCGATGTGTGCAAGGTGCGTCATCGTGCGTGTAATACCGATTGTCGACGCACGTTTGCTCGCGCGCGCGACGAGCATGCTGTACCCACGAGCACGACATTTACCTTCGCTCGCGTCACGCGAAGACGGCCGGCAACATGGTCGGCATGGATGCGAACGAAATTCAACGGCAGGCACGCAACGCCGTGCGCAAAGGCTCGATTCTCGATGTCGACTACGACGCGGGCCTCTGTCGCGTCGCGGTCGGTGAATCCGACGACGACGGCCTGCAAACCAACTGGATTCCCTGGCTCACGCCGGCAGCCGGCAGCACGCGCGAATGGCTTCCGCCGACGAAGGGCGAGCAGGTCGTGCTGCTCGGCCCGATGGGCGACTTCGCGCAGGCCGTCGCACTGCGCGGCATCTACTCGGACGCCGCGCCGGCGCCGGACAACTCTCCGAACACCCATACCCGCGTCTACGCGGACGGCGCGCGAGTCAGCTACGACCATGCGGCGCACGCGCTGACGGCCGAGCTGCCGGCTGGCGCGACCGTACGCGTTATCGCACCAAGCGCGGTCATCGTGCAGACGAAGGACGCGACCGTGCAGGCCGAAAGCATCCTGCTCGACGGTGACGCGACCGTGACGAAATCGCTGACCGTGAAAGGTCCGCTCACGTTCGAATCCGGTATGACCGGCAAGGGCGGCGACGGCGGCGCCGTGATGAAGATCGACGGTAGCGCCGACTTCACCGGCGACGTGCTCGCCGGCGGCGTCAGCCTCATCAATCACCCGCACCAGGCGCAGGGCGAGTTCGCCATTACGTCGAAGCCGATCCGGGGTGGCGCATGAAGGGTATGAACGCGCTCACCGGTCGCACGATTTCGGGCACCGACCACCTGTCGCAGTCGGTTGGCCGGATTCTGACAACCCCACTCGGCTCGTGCATCCAGCGCCGTTCGTTCGGCTCGGAATTGCCCGACCTGATCGACGCGCCGACCAATGGCGCGACGCGTATTCGCCTGTATGCGGCGGCCGCGACTGCCTTGATGCGCTGGGAACCGCGTCTGACCGTCACCCGCGTGCAGCTCGTGGCGGATACCGATGACGCGTTCGCCGGTCAGCAGCTCGTCGACATCGAAGGATGGACCGACGAGCGCGACGAGCCCGTGTCGCTGCGCGTACCCGTGTCGAACGGAGTCGGCGCATGAGAACGACCCCGATCGACCTGTCGCAACTGCCGGCACCCGATATCGTCGACCCGATCGATTTCGAAACGCTGTTCGCCGAACGCAAAGCGCGACTCATTTCCCTGTACCCAGCCGATCAACGGGCCGAGATCGCCGCAACGCTCGCGCTCGAATCAGAACCGTTGACGAGATCGTTGCAGGAGAACGCCTATCGCGAAGTGCTGCTGCGCCAGCTCATCAACGACAAGGCGCGCGGCATCCTGCTCGCGTACGCGCGCGGCACGACGCTCGAACACATTGCCGCCCTCTTCGATGTAGAGCGCCTGGTCATCTCGGCCGGCGATCCCGAAAACGGAGTCGATCCGGCCTACGAAGACGACGACAGCTTGCGCGAGCGCGTGCAGCTCGCGCCGCGCGGCTTCTCAGTCGCAGGTCCGGAAGAAGCGTACGTGTTCCATGCGCGTTCGGCCGATGGCCGCGTGCTGTCTGCCGCCGCGTTCAGCCCGGAGCCGTGCGTGATGGTCGTCACGATCCTGTCGCGCGAAGGTGACGGCACGGCGAGCGACGAGCTGATCAAGATCGTGAAGAAGAATCTGGAGGGCAAGCGGCCGCAGACCGACGAAGTGATCGTGCAGAGCGCGAAGATCGTGCGCTATGCGATCCGCTCGACGCTGCGCTTCTTCTCCGGCCCGGATCGCGCCGTCGCGCTCGCGGAAGCGAACAAACGCACGGCGAAGTTCGCCGCCGACATGCACCGCATCGGCATGGAAGTGACGGTCGACGGCCTGCACGCGGCGATGCGCGTGGCGGGCGTGCAGAAGGTATTGCTCGACTCGCCGGCCGGCGGCGTCGCCGTGACGGGCGAGCAGGCGCCGTACTGCATGGGAATCGAGCTGATCGACGGCGGGGTCGCGGATGAATAAGCCGATGCCCTCGTTGCTGCCGCCTAACGCGACCGCGCTCGAGCGGCGCCTGGCCGAGACCAACGCGCGAATCAGCGGCATCCCGGTCGACATCGGCACGTTGATGGACCCGGACGCGATCCCGCTGGCGTTCCTGCCGTGGCTCGCCTGGCACGTCGGCGTCGAGACCTGGAAAGACTACTGGCCCGAGCAGGTCAAGCGCGCGCGCGTAAAAACGGCGATCCGCATCGCGCGCATCAAGGGCACGGCCGAAGCCGTGCGCCAGGTATGTGCGTCGTTCGGCGCGAACGTGGCGATGCGCGAATGGTTCGAGATGACGCCGCGCGGCCGGCCCGGAACGTTCGACATCGTGCTGACGGTCGGCAGCTGTGACGGCGTGCCGGCGACCGCTGAATACGTCGCCGACATCCGCGCGGAGGTCGATCGCGCGAAGCGCGGCACCGCGCATTACACCTTCAAGCAGGGCTTCGGCGCGACCGGCGCGCAGCGCGTCGGCGCCGGCGCGCGTGCCGCGGTCTATTGCCGTCTGTCCCTCTCGGATACCTGAAACATGACTGGAAACCTGATCCAAATTACCGACGCCGGTCGTGCAGCGCTTGTCGCGCCCGACAACACCGGCACTGTCGCGCGCCGAGTCGTCGAAATCGGGCTGGGCACCGCGGCGTTCGCATTCGACAAGGGTATGAAGACCCTGCCGAACGAGCGCAAGCGCGTGACCACGTTCGGCGGCGACAACGTCGCGCCCGACACCGTACACGTCGTCATCCAGGACGACTCAGACGACCAGTATTCGCTGTACGCGTACGGCCTGTACCTCGACAACGGCGTGCTGTTCGGCGTCTATGTGCAGAGCACGCCTATCCTCGAAAAATCCCCCTCGGCCATGCTGCTGCTGGCGAGCGATACCGTGTTCGCGTCGATCGACGCGGGCCTGCTCCAGTTCGGACCGACGACGTTCCTGAACCCGCCGGCCACGACCGAGCGCAAGGGCGTCGCTGAACTCGCAACACAGGCCGAAGTCGACGCCGGTGCGGATGACACGCGCATCGTCACGCCGAAGAAGGCAGCGGCCCGGTACGCGGCGCTCACGGGCGCGGCATTCTCCGGACCAGTCTCCGTGGCCGGCACCGACGCCGGTGGCGCCCACGTCCGGGCAATCGGCGGCGAATACGGCGCGTTCCTGCGCGTGGACGGGAAAACCGCCGCGCTGCTGTCGACCAAACAAGGCGACGCAATCGGGACGAGCAACGGCATGTTGCCGCTCTATTGGTCGCTCCTGACCGGCAAGGTCACGATCGACGGCACCGGCCGCGGCGCAGAATTCGGCGGTGCCGTCGAAGTGGCTGGCGACCTGTCGATCGGTCAAAGCGCGGCCGAAGCGCATATTCGGCTGGGTCCCACCGATGGCTACCTGTACAGCAGCGCGCAAAGCGTCGGCTTCTGGTCGCCCACGAAAGGGGCGTTTCAGTACCTCTTCGCCGACCGAACTTTTCGCATCGACGGCAAGCTCACCTGGCACGAAGGCAATCTCAACCCACTCGACAAGACGAAGGGCGGCACCTTGGGCGGCGACCTCACGTTCGCAGCCGGAAAGCGCCTGATCCTCGCGGAAGGCAGTCTGGCCAGCCCGTCCCTCACGTTCGCGAACGACGGCGCGCCGGATACCGGCCTGTACCACAACGCCGACGGGCAGTTCGGTGTGACCTGCAACGGCGCATCCGTTGTCCGCTTCACGCCGACCCTCGCCGCATTCGACCAAGCCGTAACCGGCCCAACGCCGCCGACAGGCGATCGCTCGACGCGCTTCGCCACGACGGAATGGGTTGTTCAGCGCATGGCGACCCAAGAGATCGGCACGATCCTCCTCGAAGTACGCACGAGCGTGCGAGCGGGCTGCCTGAAGCTGAACGGCGCGCTGCTCAATCGAGCCGACTACCCCGAGCTGTGGGCCTACGCGCAAGCGAGCGGCGCGATTGTTGCGGATGCTGATTGGGGAGCGAAGGGGTTCTTCGGCTGCTTCTCGCACGGTGACGGCACAACGACGTTCCGCATCCCGGAGTTTCGCGGGGAATTTCCGCGCTTTTGGGATGACGGACGCGGCATCGATACCGGCCGCGGCATTGGCACGTTCCAGATATTTCTCAACGCGTCGCATGCGCACGGCGCGTCGGCCGCTGCTGTCGGCGACCACGCGCACTCGGCCTGGACCGATGTACAGGGACATCACAACCACCCACTTCACGATCCCGGCCACGCCCACGGTGTGCGGATGGGCCGTGTTGGTGTCGTCGCGACCTCCTACGGCCAAGGCTGGGGGCCGTACAACTGGGACCGCCAGGACATGCACGGCACCGAAGGTTCCGGCACCGGTATCTGGATCGACGCCACGGGCGAGCACGGCCACAACGTCGGCATCGGCGGGGCCGGCAGCCACTCGCACGCAATCACGATCGGTGCGGACGGCGGCAACGAAGCGCGGCCGCGCAACATCGCGCTGCTCGCCATGATCCGCGCCTACTAATCCACGGACCTCGAACCATGCTGATTCACCACTACAACCCGACGACCGGCGAATATCTGAGCAGCAGCCAGCCCGACGCCGATCCGCGCAACGACACCCGCTGGCTCGTTCCCTCGTTTGCCACGTTCGACGCACCGCCACCGCGCACGCCGACGACCTGGCCGTTCTATCGCGACGGCGCGTGGTTCCTGTTGCCGGACTTCCGTGGGCGCGTTTGCTACCGCACCGACACCGGCGAGCCCGTCGAGATCGCCGTGGCCGGCAAGACGCCCGACGACCTGGAGCTGACGACCGAGCCGCAACCGTCACCGCGCCATGCGTGGATCGACGGCGCGTGGACGGTTCCCCCCGAGCTAATCGCACGCGAAAAGCGCGACGCAGCAATGACCGAGTTCGAACGGCTGATGGAGATCGCACGCCGCGCGAACGCGGGGAAAGCCGACGCGTATGCCGCCGGCCTGCTCGACGACGAAGGCACCTACTACTTCAAAGCCTGGTCCGCGTACCAGATAGCGCTCGTCTCCGCGATCAACGCCGACACGTTTCCGGATGCCGTGGCGTGGCCCGCGACGCCCGCGCCATACGTTGCACCGGCCGAGCCGATCGAACCGCCAATCCCGGACTCCGTCACGACAACCTGACAACGGGCTCTCCCGTTTCCTCTCATCTGTATTCCTATAGGAGCTGCACACCATGCCGCAGGATTACCACCACGGCGTACGCGTCATCGAAATCAACGAAGGCGGCCGGCCGATTCGCACGGTCTCCACGGCCGTGCTCGGCATCGTCTGCACCGGCGCCGACGCCGACCCGGCGGCGTTCCCGCTCGACACGCCGGTGCTGCTGACGAACGTTGTCGCAGCGCTCAGCAAGGCCGGCACGAAGGGCACGCTGCGCCGCACGCTCGACGCGATCGGCAAGCAGACGAAGCCCGTCACCGTCGTCGTGCGCGTCGCGGAAGGAAAGGACGAAGCTGAGACGACCACGAACGTCATCGGCACCGTCACGCCGGACGGCAAATACACCGGCATGAAGGCGCTGCTGGCCGCCCAGGCGAAGCTCGCCGTGAAGCCGCGCATCCTGGTCGCGCCCGGCCTCGACACGCAGCCCGTCGCCGCAGCATTCGCGACGATTGCCCAATCGCTACGCGCGTTCGTCTACGTGGCCGCGCACGGCTGCAAGACGAAGGAAGAGGCGGTCGCGTACCGCAAGCAGTTCGGTCAACGCGAAATCATGGTGATCTGGCCGGATTGGCTCGGCTGGGACGACGTGACGAACTCGACCGTCGCCATCCCGGCGCCGGCGATCGCGGCGGGCCTGCGCGCGAAGATCGACAACGACATCGGCTGGCACAAGACGCTGTCGAACGTCGTCGTCAACGGCGTAACCGGCATCAGCGCGGACGTGTCGTGGGATTTGCAAGACCCGGCGACGGACGCCGGCTATCTGAACGAGAACCAGGTCACCACGCTCGTCAACCGCAACGGCTTCCGTTTCTGGGGCTCGCGCACGTGCGACGCGGACGGCAAGTTCTTCTTCGAGAACTACACGCGTTCCGCGCAGGTGATCGCCGACACGATTGCCGAAGCGCAGATGGGCGTCGTCGACGGGCCGCTCAACCCGTCGCTCGCGCGCGACATCATCGAGAACATCAACGCGTGGTTCCGCCGCGAAGTCTCGGTCGGCGAGCTGATCGGCGGCGGCGCCTGGTACGACCCGGAGCCGAACACGACCGACGAGCTGACGTCGGGCGGCACGTGGATCGACTACGACTACACGCCGGTCCCGCCGCTGGAAAACCTGAAACTGCGGCAGCGCATCACCGATCGCTATCTCGCCGATTTCGCCTCGCGCGTGTCGGCCTAACCAGGAGTCACACACATGGGTATGCCCCGCAAGCTGAAAGGCTTCAACCTGTTTCACAACGGCACCAACTTCGTCGGCGAGACGAAAGAAATCCAGCTCCCGAAGCTGTCGCGAAAAATGGAGGACTACCAGGGCGGCGGCATGAGCGGCCCGATCCCGATCGACTTCGGCCAAGAAGCGATCCAGCTCGAATGGACGTGCGGCGGCTTCATGGAGGATGTCGTTCGCATGTACGGCATCACCACGCACGACGGCGTGCAACTCCGTTTCTCGGGCGGCTACCAGCGCGAGGATTCGAAGACCTACGATTCGGTCGAAATCGTCGTGCGCGGCCGCCACAAGGAAATCGACATGGGTTCCGGTAAGCCGAAGGAAGACACCGATTTCAAGGTCACGACGGCTGCCAGCTATTACAAGCTGTCCATCAACGGCCAGGAGCTGATCGAGATGGATTTCATCAACATGATCGAGAAGATCAACGGTAACGACCTGCTCGCCGGTCTGCGCCAGGCAATCGGCCTGTAACACTCCGCCCGCGCACGCCGCGGGCACATCCCTCTAGATCATCATCAGGACACGCAACATGACGACCCTCGACACCAACAACACCCCCACCGGCGGTGCCGTACTCGACGCGATCGCGGCCAACACGCACACCTTCGACACGCCGATCGTGCGCGGCGAACAGACCATCACGCATGTGACCCTCGCGAAGCCGTCCGCAGGCGCCTTGCGCGGCACGTCGCTCGCGGCACTCGTGAATCTCGACGTGGATGCGCTGCGCAAGGTGCTGCCGCGCATCAGCACGCCGACGCTGACCGAGATGGATGTCACGTTGATGGACCCGGCCGACCTCGTGGCACTGGGGGGTATCTTCGCCGGTTTTTTGATGCCGAAGGCGCTGAAAGCGAGCATGGAATCCCAGAACGCGTAGAAGACGCGATGGCCGATGTCGCGACGGTGTTCGGCTGGACACCGCGCGACATGGACGACCTTTCCCTTTCTGAGCTGATGGATTGGCGCGAGCGCGCCCGGATACGAAGCGGACACGAGTAACGATGGACAACGCCCTCAAACTGCGCGTCATGTTCGACATGGTCGACAACTGGACGAAGCCCTTGCGGAACATGCTGAACAGCAACAAGGGGCTCGCGCAGTCATTGAAGGCGACGCGCGGCGAACTTGCCGAACTCGGCAAGCAACAGAAAGCCGTCGCCTCGTTCCGCGAAATGCGCGCCGGGCTCGCCGACACCACGAAGAAGCTCGGCGCGGCACAATCCAACGTGAAGGCGCTCGCTGGCTCACTGCATGCATTCGGCCCGCCCACACAGAAAATGGTTGCGGACCTGGCACGCGCGCGTCAGGCAGCGTCGCGCCTGCGCGCCGAGCAGAAGAAGCAGTCGGCTGCCGTCGACGAGATGCGCGGCCGGCTCGCGCAGGCTGGCATCGAGACGCGCAATCTCGCGCAACACGAGCGCACGCTGCGGTCGAACATCGCGTCGACGACAGCCACGATACAGGCGCAGACGCGCCAGCTCGAAGCACTGACGGAACGCGATCGAAAGCTCGCCGCAGCGCGCGGCAAGATGCAGGCGATGCAGGGTGTCGCCGGCGGGATGGCGATCGGCGGCTACGCCGCTCGCTCGACCGGCATGCGCATGCTCGGCGGGCTCGGCGGCACGCTCGACGAAGCCAAGAAGATAACGAACGAGCG